GGAATGTCGTTTTCTTTTAATTTTATAAATTTTTATTGTCCCAACATTTTCATAATTTTCTTTCGAACGGACTGCACAAGAGAAATATTAACAGCCAACGTCCTCGCCTTCTAAATAACGAAACTAGTTATGTTTGGAACAAAACGTCCTCTTGCCTAACGAAAGCACGCTCAACCCACGCATCCAAAGCATCCCACACCTGGTTGGGCTTCATACACATCTGGGTCCTCTCGAATCTCGTAAAAGTGTAAAGATATTGACAAGCGGCAATCGACAACCTATGGCCCCACAGATCATACCCAGCCTCATCAGAAACGCCCATCAGTTTATATCCAAACTTGATTCTCTCTCTATAAGGCAGTTCTCCTGTGTAGACTCCTTCATCTTCCAGCTTGTCAAGTATTTCATTTAAGAATAGAGCCGCTTCAACGTTGAATGGATTATCAACCAATAGCCCACAAGCACGCGCAAACCTCGCTCTCGGATCCATTGCGCGGCTCTCAGGACATATCATTGACTGTATGGTTTCCTCAGCAGGTCTCCACACAGCTCCACCAACCATCACGTGTCTACTTAGAAATGAAACACTATCGAAGTGCGTGTCACCAACATCATGGATGAGTTTATCACATTCGTAAGATTCTTCTGGATTAATCATCTGTTCAAAGATGATCTGCCAGAGTTCAACTACGTCTGCCAATCCCCATCCTTCATCTTCATCTCTTGGCACACACACTACAATATTATCACCGTACACTCTTACTACAATTTCATCTTGACGCCCATGTCCCAATATGACTCCAAAGACGGTTCGCGCCGCAATCAGAGCCGTGTAACTGTTAATGAGTGTCGTTAGAGGTGATCCTGACACATTTCCGTGATGTTTTCTCCATATCTGACCGTCAGGTAAAGCAACTCTGGTTTCTACATGATAATCACGAACCCACTTCATGTATCTACCAAACTTCTTCTTCTGTTCACGGCCGACAACATACCACGATTGTCGTGCCCAATCAAAGAAGGCATCAATTAATTGAGAGCTCACAGACGAATCTTGTCTGCTCAGGTCCAATACAAAGTACCTGAACTTATGCTGATATGCTGTCTTGAATACATCGATCACTGTATCCATTTTAGGAACGACTAAATGGTCCACGTCAGTTTTGAAGTCGACTCTTCTTGTTAGACCTGGAATCAAATCTGCTATAATGTTGTTGACGAATATGGTCCCACCTCTATTCTGAAAGCTCATGCCGACCATTATATCCGTAGTCAGCACGGATTCATTCAGAAATCTGAAGAGGTTCTTCGCAACCGGAGCCATCATAACATGATCGCGACCATCAGCAGCCATGACGAGTCTGCCAGCATAACCTTGTCCTACGATTCCCGCCGCCTCATCCCCTACTAAACGTTTACCGCGTCCGAATACGGCACAAGGCCGCCGATCGACTCTTTCACCTTGACCAATTGCTCTCACTGCCGTAATGGCATCGAGCATCAAGATAGTCTCAACGGCGCCCTTGTTCGCCCACCCACACTTTCG